TTTAATATCTGTCTCATACCGTGCAACCAACTTATTCCTCGCCATCATCTCTGGGATGACCACAGTATCCCCCTCATTTGGTTCCCCCATACGCCGATCATCGGTGCTTCTAATCCATAACACGTTATTCCAGTGTTCATGGAAATAGTCGTTTAATGTCACCTCTACGGAGACACTCATATCCTCTACCTGACGTTTGTTTTCTGCTAACTGCTTCAAGGCCCAACTAAACGCCTTTTTTGTGTCAAAATCTATAAGCCCCGCCCTTCTTGCCAGTACCAATCCTGTGATTGTTGCCGCTACAAGTACAGACCAGAAACGATTTTCTGCTGTTAGGTTTGCTTCCCTGTCCACTCGTTCCTGTACTTGTGCCAAGAGTTTTTTGGCATCTTCAAGATGGTTCATAAGGTATTGGATATATATTTTACCCGCGTAACCGTAGTTTTCTCCAATAGCCACAGTTAGATCGTCAGTTTCCTTTTTTGTTTCGAAGTGCATCTTATCCACACGGCATTCGAATATACGCTGCGCCTCTGCCTTGGGCATTTGCTTGAGCATACTGATCCGCTCAACGATACTGGTGTTGCCTGTCGTTACCGCCAATAGGCTCCATGCTACCCCTCGGTGCCGTTCCGTATTACTACCACTCGTCATACGTCCCCGTTGTCTGCCACTTGTTAGCTGGTAGACCATATCGCTTAATTCTATTGGTTTAGCGTTAGTCAATTCATCCATGTACAGTGGTAAGTTATGGTAGACTTCACCTCGGTTCATTCTGGTGGCGTGGGTATCCCGTTTATGGGTAATAAGATCTTCTGGGTTACCCCATACAGAAATCGCAGAAGCTAACGCGGTGGTCTTACCTACTCCCGTATCCTTGCTGTATATATGCATCCCCGCACAACTAATGGGAGAAAATTGCATCAGGGGGGAACCGAAGGAGGTGCCAATTACAAACTGATGTAGCTCGAAACCGTCCCGATTATAGAAGTTTATAGTCTTTTTCCACTCTTCCAGCGTACCTTTAGGCTCAAACGCGGGGAATAACCCTACAGTCTGGGTAGATGGGGGATTGAACTCTACCCTATCCTTGAATATTTCCTGATTGCCAAGTACGAAAGAGGTGCACTCTTCGCTAGTCCATCCGAACTGCCTGTGTGCCTCATCTGCTGTAATGTTTGCCTGTAGCTCGTTCACCCAAGTTGTTACGTAAGTCATAAGCTCATCCATCTTCGTTATTGCTACGCCCTGCATGGACATATTTTTACGGAATTCATCCCTAGAAGTAACCGCACTGAGAGGAAGAGTAAACTCCCTTACCCCATCTTTTGGCATATGGAGACGCATTACTACGGCTTCTCCCAGCTCCACATCCATCAATCGTCTAACAACGTATAAGTCGTTATGGTAGATTAGCTTTTCATCAGGGTCCCCGGACTTGGTAACATTCCTTATATATACTCCCCCACTTGCCCCTCGAAAATAGGGTCGTGGGTATGGCGGGATAACATATTTATTTATAGGCGCATCGGGTAAATCGACTGCGGGGGCCTCAACTATATTATCTTCTTCTGTAGCCTCGCGCACCCTCCTAGCTAACATTATAGGAGTTTTTATTTTACCCCAATTAGGGCACTCGGTGCATATCCCCGTTTTATATTCATCAAAAGTGACACAGTTATACGGCGATTTTATCAGGTCTATTTTCTTTTGTGTGGCTTCCCTCGTGTAGTCAGGATGTTTTTCGGATATGGTGTGCGCAGCCTTATCCACATCCACACAATATTTAGCTATGGATAACCCCGCCCTCCATAGTGGTTCGTCGCAATTTGCCTGATTTTCAGCAATCTGTCGTAGTTGTTCACACCCTGTACCATTCAAGGTTTTCTGAAGTATGTCTATAAACCTATTTTCGGTATTGGGAGGTTCTATATACTCGGTATCCGCATCGAAGCGTCTTGGAGGTTCTATGAAACCGCCGCCTAACAATTCCAAGAACCCATCAAAATCCACGGGATCAGGTGTAGCAGACCCTAGAAAATGAACTTGTTTTGGGGGGTTGTCTTTATGGTTATGTGTGGCAGGTACTCGTAAGACTCGGGCAGCATCCGCTGTAACCCCTGGATCTGCTAACAAGTTATTATCGGCGCATAATTTTTTTAGCCTGCTTGCTGCGGGTAGCCAATCATCTAATGGTATTTGCTCGGACAACACCCAATAAACATGTATACCCCTACCCGAATTTATTATTATAGGTCTAGGTAGACTTAATACCTCACAGAATTTACGCAATGCCGCAATCGCATCGTCTTGGTTGGCGTAACCCTTCCCCGCTGCAGCTTTATCAGCTCCACAATCCAAATCTAAAAATAGTGATTTTAGATACCTCGTATTTTTTACTCTGCGCCCCTTCGTCTCCCGTATACTATAGTCCCCCCGTTGAGTTAATTTTATTTTTTTATCGGGGGTGTCTTGAAATGTTGCTAACGAAAAGTACGCGTTATAACCTTTAGCATCAAAATATTCTGCGGCATCTATAACGTCATCTATTGAACTGTAAAAATTTTGTACCACTGCTGGTGGTCGTAAAGCTACCATGCAATAGTAACCGTCAGACGGTAGTACCCCTCCCAAAAAAGTTTTTGTTTCCAACGGGAACGCACTCCTGCCAAGGATGAATAGGAATGCTAGTCGTGTGATGTGCGATAGTTGTTAGAGTGTAGCGACACCACCCCTAGCTCTATCCCTAACGACACTTGACACGTTAGAGACAGATGTACCGACTACACTAACTTGGAACGCGCATATAGTCAGTACGTACCCCCGAGGTCCGCTTGAGGGTATCAGTCGTCCCAGTCGTCTACAATAGAACCGAGATCATCGCTACCTTGTTCTGGTGGCGGGGCCGCTTTCTTTGCCGCCTTCTTTTTCGGTTCTTCAACAGGTGCATCCTCTGACTTTGCAAACGGGTTATCTTCTTCACCCCCATCTGCATCCGCATCAAAATCGAATCCATCCACCGCACCAAATGGTGACTCTGGTTCCCTCATGGGTTTTAGGTCGATAACTTGTACCGCCTTTAACCGGAGAGATACCCCTGTACCCATTGCACCGTGATAGGGCGTAAAAGAAACAGCAATATTAACCGTGCTGCCGGTAGTTAGTAAGAAGTCTTCTGGTAACCTCTTACTTTTGGCATCATATTGTGCCGGTGCTCGGGTAGCATCTTTACCGTATGCGCCCTTCAATTTGGCCTTGTGGGTAAAAGACTTACCATCACTATCGTCTTCCTCCTTAAAAGGCAGCTCAAATTTTTCGGGCCATTCGGCTTGACGCGTATTTTTGTACGCTTCTCGCATTTCCTTATACAGAGCCTTGGCCTGTGCTAAGTTCATACGGAATTGAAGTGCGTATTCCGCCCCATCATCAAGCGCATCGCACGGTACCGTTCGCCGTTCTGTACTATCAAACTTATAGGTTTGATTTAATTTCGGCCACAGTGCCTCGACGTTATCGATGTTGTAACTTGAATTGGCAGTTTCAGCCATGTCGTTCTCCTTAGTGATTATTGATCTTCGTCTAACAGGTTAAGATTGATAACCTGTCCCGGTTCTTCAGTTGTTACTGGCCCCCGTATAATGGGTACCACTTTATCTTCCACCTCTTCCGATACTCCTCTGGAGGTTAGAGCTTCTGAAATCTCAGGTATGCAGTATCGGTAAGTATTTCCCACCTTGATATAGGTCTTCTGTGGGATTCGATCCTGACGCACCCAAGCACGAATTGTAGATACCGACACTGAAAAGTATTCAGCAACGTTCTCTATAGGTACATACTTAGCGTCCATCTATTTTTTCCTCACGGTGATTGAGTAGTTAGTGTCCACGTTCAGCCCCTCGGGCAGCACTTCGGGATTTTCTTCTAGGAATTGTTTCAAATTTGTCTGGTTAAGACGTTTTTCAAACAATTCCGGCACTTCGTGTTTGAGCACGAATGCATACATTTTTTCCCAGTCTGCTGTCCAGTACCTTTGTTGAGTAGACCGAAAAAACAGACCTTCAGAAGTTCTCACACTCTCGACATTGTGATCATCGCAATAGTCAAGCAGTCCCTTCTTCACCCTGTCTAATTGACGAGTGAGTACAGCGTCTTCTTCTTTGAACTTTGCTGATAATTTCGCCCGTTCCTCACGTATTTTTATATACGTTTTTGTGAGATCCCCAGCGGATACACTCGACTTTTTAGCCATAATGTTCTCCCATTGGCTAGTTAGATTTAGAATTTAGTGATCATTCATGCATTAGTCAAGTAGCTCTTCGTATAATTCTATCATTTTTGTGTGAACGTCTATTCTGTTATCTAATAGTGCGTAAACACGTTTCTCTACGGGGGACCCATGCAGCTGCACAACCGTACACTTATGTTTCTGCCCTGACCTATGCACCCGTGCATTTGCTTGTGCGTATGTCTCCAACGAACTCGTTGGCCCCCACCAGACCACGGTGTTTGCGGCTGTTAACGTGACACCATGTGCTGCTGCTTGCGGTTGGATAACTAGCACTCTCGGATCAGAGGTTTGCTGGAACGTCTTGAATATCTGGGTTCGTTGGGAAGCAGATACATCGCCCTGAATAACCTCTGTGGTTATACCATCTTTACGCAGTTTTTCTGTGAGAATGGTAATCGCGTGTCTAAATGGGACGAAAATCAGTACTTTTTGACTGGATTCATCAATTACCTCCCGTAACACTTTGTAACGATGTTTGATGTCAAACTCTAAAACATCCTTGTCGTCCGTGTATATTGCTCCCGCAGAAATTTGTAGGAGTTTGTTCATAGCCACAGCAGCATTTACCGCTGTTATCTGCTCCCCCGTAATATCCATGACCAACTTCTTCCTTAACTCGTTATAATATTTCTTCTGTTGTCTGGTCAGGGGGACTTCACGTTTAACGTAAACCATATCAGGAAGATCAAGACAGTCAGCTTTGGTGAACCGTATTGCTGGTTGCAACACTCGGAACACCGTATCTGTTGCAGTATCCTTTGCTATCCATTTAAAGTTCGTTATTTTCAACATAACCTGATCACGGAACGAGCCAAAGAAACGCGGTACACTGGTTGGATTGATCAACTTGGCTAGCCCGTAAGCATCCAATGGACTCTGTGCGGCTGGAGTGCCCGTCAACATCCAAAGCCATTGATCTGGTCTTAACAACTTATTCAGTGTTTTCCATCTGGTGGTCTGCGCATTTTTGTAATGGGTGGCCTCATCTACAATAATAAGATCAAACCCGCCCTTGGCTATCTCATCAGCTATAATGGCTACGCCGTCATAGTTTATAATCACATACTCTGCGCCCTGTGCGATAATTTCCTTGCGTTGTTTTGAGCTACCATAGGCCACATCCACGCTTCTGTGGGGTGCAAACGTAAACAAGTCATCACGCCATGCGCTGTCCATGATCGAGAGCGGGCAGATAACTAGCACACGATTGATGATATTGCGGGCTAATAGAAAATCCGACGCCCAGATTGCGCTGGCGGTCTTGCCCGTTCCTTGCTCATTGAAGCAGAACGCTTTGCGATTCAATGTGAGAAATGCAGAAGTTGTTTTCTGATGTGCGAAAGGCGTATGCCTACCCGTCCATGTGTATTGTTTTTGGATGGGGGAGGGAGCATTTATATTTAGGTTGTTCAATACTCGGGCTTCATCCACGCCCCACTTAACCAGTACCTTGTTATCAGATAGTTCCTTACTCTTGGGTATGGCCGCGGTTACTTGCTGTGGGTTTCTTAGCTTCAATAACAATGCCTTACCATCTTTAATTATCTCCACGTAGTTCTCCTTGCTCAACTTCTTCCCCGTTTATCGGGGGTTCTATGGATACATTGCCCTCATTATCAACTACCAGTAAGTGGACTTTCATTAATTTTTGCAACTCTGTAAGCACTCTAAACGAACTAACATCCCGCCTTCGTCCCCTGTAGGAGACATATTTCACATCAAAAAGGATTACCTTGCCAGCTTTGTTAACAGCTACCAGATCGAAGGGACCATCATGAGCAATATTACGTGATACCCAGTATCCCCGCTCTATAAGCCACTGTGCGGCATATGCTTCTGTCCACGCACCGCGCTCCCGCTTCCCTAAAATTTCAGATTCTGGCATGTTACGATAGGCGTCAATATTTAGACGTACCACCTACCCGGCAAAACCAAGCAGGAGACTTTCAATGATGCATCTTTCCCATTGATTAGCTATCCCACCGTTTATTATCACTATGGGTTCAATGCCTATTTCAGCAGCAGCTGCACTAGCAGCAATAAAACCTTCTTCCCCGCCCTCAAAATCTCCCAGATAATGCATGACACCATCATCAGAGTGTATGGCGAAGTATTTATCCCCCAAAGCATCTTCTAAGGTTTCGGGGGCCTCTTTTTTTGTGAAATCGGCGTAAATTATATTATCATTACTCATAAGGCTGCGGACCTCCTCTTTTTACCATTTCGACTACGATTTTTACTGCGACTTTCCAGCCGCGTACCATCCTTGTTTGACCCACCTTTGGCTAAAGCCTTTCTGTGGCCTATATCTTTACCTTTACGACTAATACCCTTTTTATCATACCTGCGTCTGGCTCGTTGACGCTCCATACGCGCCCTGTGCCGCGTAGATTTCTTTGTGCCCCCTTCCTTCTCAATCTGCGCTTTTTGCAGCTGATATTCTCTTTTATAGGGTCTTGGACTTTTGGTGTAAGCCATCAGTTACTCCCGTTGTGCACACATTCCAACACTACGCAGTGCCGTTTGCACAACCCACTAGGATGGGCGTTCCATATGTTGTTAGCATGGGCCGTCTCCATACGCTTAAAATTACCCAACCATTTATCCCATAAAACTGGCATCATGTCTCTACTGTAGGTATCCTTGATAAGATCCCTGGAAACCACAAACAACAGCCCCGCCCTAATAGTGTCTACACTAGGAAAATGCGCGAATACTGCCAAAGCCATCAATTCTAACTGCCCTTTGTCTGCATATCTTGCGTTTTTACCAGTTTTATAATCGACTACCCAGGCAATATCCTCATCCAGAATAACCAAATCTGCAATACCGCGCCACCAAACATTCTTATCAGAGAAGTCACACGGGTCTAACGCCTGAGTCAGTCCCATCTTAACTTCACATAACTTCTTACCACGCTTGGCTCTTAGCGCATCAAGTGCACCCTGAGCATAGCTGAACTTAGCAGGTAGTGACTTGTTATCACGTATGTACTCTTCAGCAACCAGGTGGAACGCTGTTCCGTAAAGCATCGCATTCGTGGTCGGTTCGGAGTAGTCCTTGGCAATCTTCAGATGATAGAATTGCTTCGGGCATTGCTCGAATGCCTTGATCCTACTGAATGACCACGGTTTGATGCTCATGGTGTTAATACTTCGTCGCTCCCGTACTTTGCATACTCCGTGCCAAATATAGCATTAAGGCCAGGGAGGAGTTCTTTAAGTAAATCCTCCCGAAGCAATCTCCCTGTCGGTTCGTGGGCAACTATTTTATATATCCGTGAGGGGTGTAAATTATACTTACACGCTAAAGAAAGAACACATTTCCGTCTACTAGCCCTATCCACAATCTCCGCTTCGTACCAAAACTCCCGCCTTATCTTCTCGTTCCTATCTGGGTGATGTTCACGAAACTCTTGATACCGTGCCTTTGTCATCCACATTCTCCATAAGATTTTCCGATACCGGATTCGCAACTGATAGGTAGACCCTTGGCCCAATCGGGCGTCCAACACATACATTGTGCGATGAATACCTCTGCCTCGTACACTTCTTCATCTTTGACACAACATAATACAGAGTCATGAACTGTGAGGGCAACACGGTACTTCTTGGCAATCTTTAACATTTGCTCCCCGATGATGCAACGCGCCACGGCCTGACAGACATTCTCTATGACCTTCCCCCCATAAATACTGGCACGTCC